AACCCCCGGGGAATTTTTTGGGAGCCGGGCGATGCATAGGGGGGGTATCTGATGCGAGGCCCCCCCCTACCGTTGAACTATCTCAACAGTAGGGAAGGTCGTCGACTTTGAACGATCTTTAAAGTTTTCTTTTGTTACAGCAACGTAAATTCCTAAAACGTTGAGGGCCAGTATTTCATCAATAGCCTCATTAATAGCTCGGGTTTCTTGAAATTCTGTTAATTCATGTGAACTTTTTACAATTCTTGCTAAGTAAGAAACAGTATTGTAACCTTTGCCGCGATCAAATGAAAGCCATTGGTCCCACTGTGTAAAAGGATTGAAAGGATTGTCAAGAGTTGTTAACATTCTTTCTTCATTCAACTCATCATCTGTTTCAATAATAGTAATAGTATCATTAGTAGCCATAGCTATCTCCTTATCCTTCAAGGGCGCTGGTCACTGTTGATACAGCTACCCCTAGGGCGTCTGCAATTTCAGATGGCGTATAGCCTGTTGCTGCCATAGTGCGGGCCCTAGTCATCTTGGTTGGGGTCATTACTGTTCTTTTACGGGGCAGGGCTCTTTCTTTTAGCTTGGCGGTATCCGTATTGGCCAGGACATTTCGTAAACGGGTGGGGGAGATGGCGCCTGCTTGAATTGCTAACCACTCCCGGTCTGTTATGGAGATGTTGGGCTTACGTGCACCGTATCTTGTTCTTGACTCCTCTAAAGCTTGAGCCTTGATCTTTTTAAGCTGGTCTGTTGTTAGGTGGGGGTTAGCCTCCCGTTTTGCCTTGATGATCTTGTTTGCTGCAATCTGTGCCTTCCTTTCTTTAGGCGCGTTTCTTTCAGCAGCAGCCAGCTTCTTCTTTAAAGCACGGACCTCGGGGTCAAAAGTTTTTGCGGCAGAGGGAGAGTACGGTATGTCTTTTGTACCAAGCACAGTCTTTCTTGCTTTGTTTGCTAAAGCCTTTAGACTATTAGAATGATCAGCGTATAAGCTTTCCATCTTTGTACCAGATGATAGTCTATATGCATCGTCAACTTCTGCTAACTTAGTTGAGGTCTGAGTTCTTTTAACTACCTTGCCTTTAGCATTAACATAGGTCTCACCTGTTTCTTCATAGATCTTCTTACCTGTCTTAGGATCTATACGATAGTTCTGCTTTCTGAGAGGTACTCTTACTGTTGACTTGGCACGTGAGATTAATGTTGCTGCACCAGCAGTAGATGAGCCTTGATACTTTTCTTTTAACTGACCTATACCATTATCTAGGTATGATTGTTTATAGTTAAGACCATGCTTTTCAGCATCGATAACTACCATTGAATGTCTAACAGCACGGGCTATCTCATCAGGAGAAGCACCGCGTATAGTCATGTCAGTTATTAGATTTGATACTTTACCCATCTCCATTTGTTTTGCATGGGGGCTTATTACTTTCATACCAGGATAGCCTGGGTAAGCTGCTTTTGTATCAAAGTTCTTTAATCCATCTAATGCTTTTGATGTTCTAATACGACCAGTGTTATTGGGTATAACTAAGACGGTATCACCATCAAAGTCTGCACCCGATAAGATATTGGCCACTTTGGGATTAATACCAACTGCATCTTTAGCAGCACCTATTAATCCTTTAGCCTCAGCATTCCTATTGTTTACAACAAGGGTCGGTATTTCAAACGTTCCTCCATGGGGATGTCTAACTAATACTACTGTTTCCCCATTACGAAAGTTAGGAGCATATACTTCATTGTCTTTAATAGAAGTAAAAGGCAACAATACTTGATTCGCTTGTCGTGGTAATGCGGCTGCTTTCAAGTGTACAGAAGCAGCATCAGCCTCATCAGCATAGGCTAACAATAAAGCTTTCTTTACTGTTGGATTAGTCAAAGACATAATCTCATCAAGCTCTTCTTGTTTAAGCTTAAGTGCTAAATTCAATTGCTGTTTAGCAAGACCGGTTGATTGTTTAGATAGTACTTGTGATGACAATGTTCTTGACCAATCAGCCCAAGCGCCTTCCTCTCCAGCACCGGGTTTAGATCCAACCATGTTTAATGCTGATAGCTGTTCGTTTCCATTAGCATCAATATAATGTTTCTGTCGAAGCGTTGAACCAAACGGATTATCTGGATCATCAGACATTTCTTTATAAACGTCAGTTATTGGAGAGCCTCTTTTTTTAGTAGTATTATAGACTATGTCGTATCCAGGAGGAATATCATTAGAGTACATTGCCATACCCTTCATGTAATATTTCCCATCTACTCCAACTCGAACTTGAGCATAACTAGCATCGCCCATGTCCAAATCTTCTACACCTCTACGAAGTTCTATAACACCATCTTTATTAACTCCACCTTCTTCACCATAACGAATATAAACTCTATTCCCATCAACACTACGAATTGGCTCGAGTCCTAAGAAGGTACGTCCACCATCTTCAGAATATTCATCAATTAAAGATATTTTATCTCTATTTCTAGATAAATCGCCAAACGTAGTACCTGGAGGACATAAAACTTTTACAGTTGTGAATTTTCCAGTTCCTAGCTGTTGAATTTTTATATTGTGCTCTTCATAGCCTTGTTCTTTTAGTATAGCAGCCGCTGTTAGTAACTTAGTTCTTGATACACCCAACTGATGCTCTACACCAACGCCTATGTCAATATACTTTTTATTATCAACAGCATCTTTAAGCACATCAGCGGTAGCCTGAGTAGACGCTGCCTTTTCTTTTAAAGAAGGATCTAAAAGGGAACGAACAGAAGATTCATTAATTCCCATTCGTTTCCCTATAGCAACATTAGAATATCCCTTTTCTTTAAGCCTATAAGCTAAAGCTGCATCAGCAGCACGCTTTTCGGCATTTGCAATTGATCGTAATTGTCGCATCTCTCTGGTATTCATACCCATACTAGAAGCGATTTCAGTTTGAGATAACCCTTTAGCTTTTAGATCGTTATAGACACTTAGAAAATCACCACCACTTTGAAAAGGATCTTTTCCTGATCCCCAAGGATATCGACCCGAGCGACGCTTTATGCCATAATGCTTTATTGTTGCCATGGGTTATACTCCTCGGATTTGAATTCCTCTATTTTTTTATCAAAGAATATAATCTTCTCCATAATGCGACGAATCGCAATGTGCTGTGGTTCATGTACAATGATTTTACTTGATTGATAGATTCGCAACTCAATATCTATATTTTTAGGAAGATGATCATACTCTAAACAGAATAATGCTGTGTAAACTTCAAGCTGATCCATAGAAACTCTAGATAGCCCTGTTTTTAAATCGTGAATGCGTAACAAATTATTCCTAAAGGATATAGCGTCAGCAGTCCCGAATGCATTATATGAATAGAATAAAATCTGCTCTGGAGCCATACGATATCCAATAGCATCATTAACAAATTGATTTAATGGATTCTTTAGTTTAGGCAGTTTAATTCCTAATAATATAGCTTGTTTGGCAAATTCATGTAGTGCTGTGCCTCGAAATTGAGCCTGCGATTTCGCATAAGCATTCCTAAGCTTCTCTTCATCATAGTTTAACCAATGATAATTAGAAGCAGATAAGAAAGCGTGGCGATCGATAAGTTCGTAGTGTGGATTAAATTTCATTTTGGATTCATACTCCACATATGGGCAACAGATAATTCTTCTAGCACATCATCTAAATTACTAGGATAGACAAATCTAGAATATGACATAAGATTAAGTCGTTGTACCCAATACTCTTGATTGGGTCGACGTGCAGAATTCCTAGCTCTTTTTGCTTCAAGTGCTGCCCAAAACGAATCTTGCAGAAACAAGAGATCCGGGAATCCCTGAATATAACTAGGATCTGTCTTTAAAACTACTGCTCCAGGGAATTCAGCTTCCAATTCTCTTATTAATCTGGCTTGAAATACTCTTTCTAATGCCATATTTTTTTTCCTTAAAAACAGAAAGAAAATGTAAAAGTCATTCTCCTTCTATTATAGTCTTTGTTTTTAATGCGAGTGAAAATTTATGCTCGTTAAAGTTTTTTTTGTTCATGATAGCTTTCTTAATCGCAGAATCAATCCAAGACGTTGACACTATTCTATAATAATATAGATTTGCAAACGGCGTATTCATTCTATCTATACGACCAGCCGCTTGCGTCATGATACGATATGAATAATTTAGCGAATAGAACACAATCACGTTGGTTTCGATGCAATTCCAACCTTCACTTCCTGCTAGATACTGTACCAAATATAACCATTGTTCGCCTTTTGGTAATGGCTCATGTTTATGGCCATTCCATTCAGCAACTTCTACTTGGTCTTTGAACTTACGCAGAATATCAAGTTCATAATTAAAGTTATAAAATACAATTAGCTTTCTATGTTTTTCTAATAACTCTTTTACAATATCAAATCGTGAAGGATGACTATTAACGACGCGTCGTACTGCGACGAAAAGTTCACTTACTTGTTTTATTGGCTCTTCTGTAAATGGATTCCACCTTTTTTGCGTTATGAGTTTTAGCTTCTCTTTATCATACTCTGCAAATATGTTGTTATGTATGCTTGTAGTTGGTTTCTTATACTTCATGGTAACTAGTATATCGCGTTTCAATCTTTCTAAACGTCCAACTTCTACATATCGATCAACCTTTGGGAATCGAACAAAAGAATTATATACAACGTGTCTTCGTATAAATTCAGTTCTATTCTTATAGAATCCATTAGCAATGAACACGGGAATATAATCCATCCAAGTATCACCGGGTGTTGCACTTAATAACAACCAGTTATTCTGTTTGGTAATCTTTAAGAAAGACTTTACCCATGCTCCAGATCCAACAACTCTCTGCTCGTCAAATATAAAGAACGCATCTTTAACATCAATGTACTTTTTGATGTTATTCCAAGAATCAACTTTAACTAGAATATGATCTATACTCGCATCTCTATCTGTCGATAGTGCAAACCTTGCACACTCGCGTTCCCAGTCAAGTGAATCACGCTTTTTTGCAGTTGTGATAATATATAGATCTTTACCAAACTCTTGTTGCGTGTAGTAAAATATCGACGTTATAGATTTACCAGAACCGACCCCGCCACAAAGGACGGAGCCGGTTTTCAACTGGTTTACAGCGTCAAGCTGATAAGGGAAGAGTTTACTCTTCGAACTCGTCATCTGGATCAGACCCGCTAACAGGAACGTTGCGATACTTCTTAGCGAGTTCGTCTTCTATAATGGTCACATACATGGTTTTCAAATATGCTTTTACGCCTGTCTTGCCATTCAGCTCCCAATTGTAAGGACGTACGATCAGATCGACATTTTCAATCTCAGCCCAATCGAGGATGTTTACAGTATCTTCGTCAAGAATCGTCATTCCACCGCCTGTGATAATTGTAATCTTTGGAGGGAAATTAAGATATTTAACTTCAACTGGCAAATATCCCTGTTCATCTTCATCTGGATCACGAGGCTTTAAGTACTTAACATTCCAGCCATCAGACTCCAAAGTCGCTGCAAGTTCTGGCTCCAGAAATATACAGAAGTTTCGACTACCTGCTCGATTAAACTGACTTTCTTTTCCTGTAAAATTTCGAAAACCAATCCGAGCATTCTCGATTGTTATGTTGGATGTTACCTCTTTTTGCTTAGCCATTTAAAACTCCTTTCAAATTTACTTAACTAGTTCTTCGAATTCAACGAATTCTTCTAAAGTTACTTTTGCCTTTTCGACTAATTCATCGAAATATCGCATGTCGATATCTCGTTCTCTTTTAGCTTCTAAGACAGTTGCTGCTTGTAACCAACGCCAGCCCTTTGTTCCTGTAGCAGCGTAATACTTATCATCTTTTATTCGCATAAGTTGTCCGCCGCCAAGACCTGGTTTAATTGGGACAAAACTACCAGCTCTACCAACAAACTGATAATTATGTTCCTCTTCTGGTAAATCTTCGTTCATGTCCAAATATAACGCAGTAGTTACAGACTTAGTTTCGCATAGATCGTCAAATACTACAGGTTCATGGCTGAACAAAGTTTTAAAGATATACGGATGTTGAAATTGTGCGCCAACAGCAACCCAATGCCCATCTTCAGAATCACGAGCCACATACACCGCATCATTTGTCAAACACATAACGTCATATGTTGCTTCGTGCTCGAATATGTAACCATACTTTTCACCAAAATCCTTAACGAATTTAATCGCTTTCTTAGTGGCATTTGGTATCTTTACACTATCAGTCTTAATATGAGCAAGAGGAATTCCTTCTTCTTGAAGCGCATGCTTAAGATCTATCATAAATAAGCTACCACGTTTTGCAACGATGTTATCTTTATTTCTATTGTCTTTAAACTTATTCGCAAATCTAGCCGAAGTTAATCCATAGACAATATTGATTACGATCTTTAAGGCATATGCCAACGCATCTGCATCTTCATCAGAACCAAGATATTTATCTAACACGCCACCGAGCATAGTTCTTGCTTTATCGAAGTCTTTATGTTTAATCGCTAAACGAGCGTCCATGATTTCTGCATAGTTTTTCGTATATGGACCAAACAAATCAAGTAGAACTATACTTGTTGGGTGCATTGACGCAATATCAAGTAGGGCCACTTTCCTATATATGCCAGGAACAGCATATACATAACCACCTTCTTTTGGATCTTCATCACGATAGTGGCTTTGTCCAGCATCAAACGTATATCCCGGAAACATTTCACTAAGATCAGTATAGACGAAACTATTCTGAGGCTTAGGATCATTGCCAAATATAATCTTGGCAGTATGAGATTGTGTTGAGTCATTAACCGACAATCCACTTAAGTCCGCAAGAATCTGTCTTGCAACAAAGTCCTGCTTTCTTGCTATGAAAACCAACTCGGTAGCTATAACATCATTATCACAATACTCAATCGCTTGAGGCCAATTCTCTTCTGCTAATGGCTCATCCCACGGAAACGGAAGTTCCTGGTGATGAATGCCCAACTCTATTTGAAACTTCTTTAAGCTTTGTTTCTTAGAGCTGAAATCAAACACATCAGCATAAGATATGTTGTAAGCCTCTCCAAATAAGTCGCGTTTTCCACCTCCAATTATCTTTGAGCTCAGCTCAAATAACTGCTTATTGTCATACCCAATATACCTTGCATATAGCATGTGGTTGTCGTAACGACGATTATTAAATCCAACTAATCTGAGTTTAAATAAAGCTTCAATCTCCTGAGCGGTTGGGTTTATCATGTGAATCGGTTCGTTTTCTTCTCCTTCATACTTCCAGTTCACCAGAAATAAGTTAGGAAAGACTTCCACGTCAAAGAACGCAAGGCGTTCGTCTTCATATGTTGCAACGTCTACACTAGGTTCTTCAGATGCAAACCGCATTTTAGAAACCAGCTTAAGACAATATTGGGCTTGATTTGTACTGTTTACCGCAAATGCAAGAATTGCTGGACGCATGTCTCGAACGTCGTAAGGCTTTCCAGATTCATGCATCTCTTCAAGGATCGAATATATAAAGTCAATGCTAGGCTTCGTTCCAGGATGAATCTCTTTACGAAGGTTTCGCTTGATCAATTCTCTTAGACCCTTTTCACTTTGAACGGACTCGAAGTTTATCATTTTTTTCTTCTTTAACGGCAAACCAGTTGAAATATGAGCAATCGGATTGCTATTACATTTACTTAATTGTCGGCGAAGTGCCGCATCCCCAACAAATACTTTTACCTCTATTCCTTCGTCGTATACACGCTCAAGCAATGTCGGATCTTCACCGTCATAAATATAGTGAAGATGTATTCCTTTCTCAGACTTGCTAAACTCAGCATAAGTTGGGGGCCATTTAGTCGCAGCCTCTAAGTTTAATTCTGGCGACTTGTTTCCATCGTCATCACGAATATCGAAGTCTATCACGATATGATTCAACGGCAGCTTCACGTAATGAAGCTTGTTGGTCTTTAAACTCGACAGCGTGGTTTTAACTGAACTCCACTTCTTTTGCGGAGTTTCATACTTTGCAGAAGCGTATTGTGCGGGCTGATCTGCTGCTAGTTCATCAAATATAGATTCAGTTTCATCCAATGAAAGCCAGCCTGGAGGCGGGATTTCAAATGGTTTATCAAAATTCTTAAACTTTGCTTGGATCAACCCGACATAGTAGTTGCGAACGCTAGACCCATCAACATACTTTCGCTCATGGAACTCTTCGAAATAGTTCTTTAGTTCGTCACGAAATTTGTGTTTGGGCATCTTGAAGTCTATCAGCGCTTCTTCACAGAATTCTTTATACATTCTCCAGGCTTGCGTTAGAGAAACGCCACCCTGTTCGACAAAAGTATAATAATTTGTTTCTACAAAGTTGAAGAATATATCAGTTTGCCAAATCATGTCCAAAGGACGATATGTGGCATAGTGATTCTTGCCCAACTTTCTATAGACATCTAAACAATGTTGCGCAATGGCTCCAAGTTCGAAGTCTATTCTTGAAACTAAACTAAAATATTGATTAACCTGTATCGTTCTACCGCTAGGTTTGACATCTATCAACCTGCGAATGATGCCAGACTTTGCGTCGGTAATGCGAACTGGTTTATTTGTCGCCATGATAAGAAATGCATTAGCACGAGCCATATAGCTCGGCTTATACTTTTCGTTCATGGTCATCTCTTCATGTGAAATAAGACTGTTTAACTTCGTGTTGTCTTTGATGCCCGACAAATCACCATCATGTTGAATAGCAACTAGCGGGTTATTACGAAACACTTCTGTAGAAAAGGTGTTTGACGTAGACGTTAGAGCCTTTGCTTCGAATGCCGTATAATATCCGGGAAACAATTTTTGTACTATGTTTAAGAATGTGGACTTGCCTGTTCCACCTTCTCCGTATAGCACTATGAATTTCTGAATATCTTTAGCTTCTCCAGCCACAATGGCTCCAAGCGCCCATTCAAGCTTTTCACGTTCCTCTGGATTGAATAACGTGGACATCAATTTGTCATAAGCCTCTATCGGTCCATCCTCCAAAGAATATGGAAGGCGTCGACTAACATAGTCTCGCTTCTTTACCTTTGTGTTCTGGAACGTTAAAGTCTCATCCAATTGTTTTGCGTTGTCAGATATGTTACTCATGTAAGTCCGAAAGTTTTTCCACGCGTTGGTAGAGAAATCGGACATAAACTTGACATGAACTCTTGCGTCGGGGTTGCGCGCCAAAAGCTTATCTCGATAATCCATCAGATCATTATCTAGCAGGCGCTGAACGTCATACTCGTCTGTGGACCATAAGCCACGCTCGTCATCCCATATAGCATAGAATCCTTTGCCACGAACCATCAAGTCATTGGAACGTGCAACCTTGAAATCTGGAAACACTTCGATCGTATTATTCTTAGCGATGCGCTCCTTTATTCGATAAAAGTCCATTAAAACTCCTTTCAAATGCAATTTTGCTGGATTTGCCACTTTTTTTTCTAAAACTAAAAACTTTTATAATATATATAAATTTTGAAATTCTAGAAAAGGTAGGAAAGTTTCAAAATAATGGCAAATCCAATGCAAAATCGCTAAAAGCGCTTAATTTACGCCATACAGAGCAAAATCGGTTCGGGCACTTTTCGGGCACTTTTCCGATTTTTGTCAGTTTTTCCAGCGTTTTACACGTTTTCGGTTGATTCTATTTGACTCTTTTGCCATCAAATATCGTTTCTTATTGCGTTTTTGCCCGTGATTGTTCGAACCAGCATGCTTTGATCCTTCTCTTTTTTTCTTCGTCCGAACATTCTGAGCAACCTGCGGAGACAATCGTTCAGCTACTGCTCGAATTGCTGCTAACCCGTTGTCGTAGGTCTTTTGTATCTTCTTCGTCACGTTCACATTCTCGTCTGAATTCATCAATTATCTCCCGTTCTCTGAACTTTCTTAAATATACGGCTATTACGTGCCCGCATAAAGATAGGCACACGCCGCATAAAGTTGAAAGCATCCATTGATATACGTTCATTTCGTCCTTCCTTAGCATAACTTAATACCGCGAAGGCGAATGCGTAAACGAGATATAAAGTCCATATCGGCATCTTCATCATCTCCATTGTCCAAACAGTATTTGCAGTACCATCGTCTTCCGACTTTAACCTCCCCTGGCCAGCCGCATCTACAATCAGGCTTCTTCTTTTGGGGAGTCGTCTCCATCAAGTTCAAAGCTACGTTCACCATCGCCGTCCTCCTGATCTGGACCAACGTAATCTAAGCTATCGCCGAATCCGACATGATCACTAGCTTGTTCGAACGGAACAATGTCGACCAATAAATATCCGACCGGAACGTACTTGCTATACCACGTTTCAACAGTCATTGGACTATTCGGAAGATTCTCGGGCAGGGTAACCAGCTCCGCAACTTCCTCGCCACTTTCATCTAGCATATGTACTTCGTATTCTCTTGTCGGACTAAATCCATGGAATTTACTCATCTTCGGGCTCCTGTTCTGGTTCATCTTCAAGGATTGGTTCGATGGAGTGAATTAAGAAATTTGCTGGTATCTTACCTGCGTCCTGACAATACCGGGCAACCGATGCAATATCATTCTCATACTTTTTCGGCAGTTTTATAGTCTTTGCTTCTTCTATTGACTTTCCACGATTAACAAATGTTACAACATATGACCTAGACATCTTAATCTCCTATTCGTAATTTTCCATTACATAAGCTTGCATTTGATACCAAATCTCAACTTTGGTTTGGTCTTCTCTTACGTTTTCAAGAGGGAATAGTCCACCTTTACCGCTGGGAAAATATTCGCGTTTGTTTAGCACTGCTAGTTTTTTATAGTTAGAACTGTTTGGCAAAAGTTCTAGGTTATCAACCATAGTCCAAAAGCATCCAGGAACAAGTTCTTCAACAGTTTCATCTAAACTAACAATCTCCCATGCAAAGCGGTGCGCTAAAGCGATCATCATTTCAAGGATAGAACAACCGCTAAAATATAAACGCCTGCTAACATCTTTGTGAGTTTCATTCTTGTATCGGTCTCGGAGCCCTTGGCCTTCTGCGGCTCTGTTGTCATCATTCGGTATCCAGGCTACAAATGGCTCACTAAATAAGCCATCAAACATGTCTTTACTTCTATGTAACCTTTCCTCGTATTCATGATTAACAACAAAGCCGCATAGCCATACTAAATATAACTCGTCGGAGTCATTACGACTCGTCAGATTCTGGATCATCCGTCCCGCCAAGCTCCTCTATTTCTTTCTCTTTCTTGGAGCCACTTTGGGAGGCGCGCGGTTTCCGAGTGCGGCGCGCTTTTTTTGGTTTTTCTTCCTCAGCAGGTTCTCCGAGAACATCTGCTTGGTAAGATGCCTTCATACGAAGGATTTCGTACATTTCACTAAGAGAAGGATTGCAAATATAAACTACATCGGGATCTTCGCTTCCTTCACCAAAGTGCAAGAATGGGTTAGGCCCAAACTTGTTAAGTACATCGTCTTCAATTTCTTCCTGCTCATTGCAGAAGACGCCATCCATCTCGTAATATTGAATGGTTCTACGATTGAAATCGGTATGACTATCTTCCCATTCTTCCAGGGTCATTACGTATGGTTCTGTTTCTTCATGGTATGGACGAACCAATTCTTCCAGGCTTGGCTTTTCTTTGATCAACTTTTTCACCTTCCCAGAATAATCAGTTTTATTGTTTTCGCTCTTTTCGAATTCATAAAGCTCTTTGTCCATTCCGCCAATCTGAGGCTCGAGCTCTTGCAGTGATTCCCGTACTTCCTTTTCGAAGGCTTTCTCGTCGAGTTGGTATGCCAGGTAATCTGCGATCAAATATCCTATTACGGCGCCAGCAAGTCCACCAGCACCAAACGCCACTATCTTATTCATATTCCTTTTTTCCTTTCAAAAGTTTTGGATTTTGCCAACGACCCTGATCGTAGTTGTACCAATCAGGATCGCGTTTCATTTGTCCAATCTGTTCGTGTCTCCCGTTGAGGAAATTCCTTAGTCAAATGAGGTCAAATATAACTCCATCGACATTGAAATCCAGCAGGAGAGATTCGGTTGACGGTCCAGTTTCGAATTCACCATACGGAGCGTTATAGGGATTGTAAATATCGAAGTCTATAAAGTCATCTCCGTGATCTTTTACCCAGCCAACTATTGCGCCCTCTTTTGTTCGATCAACGCCGAGCATGTCATAAACCTCATTTAGGAATACGTGGCCAGACATCTGCAGTTTTTGGTTCGCATAGTTCTGTTGGGATTTCAGGAAGAATTCGTTGAAGGTGTTATCGGTTCTCCATTGAGGAGAGCCACTATCAAAGAATACCGCATATTGAGAGGGCATACCGAGAATTCTACCGTCTTCGTCATCTGCAAGTTCGCCAGGAAGTTCAACCTCGGTGTCATCCCATTTAATCGGTTTCTTTTTCATATCCAGGATCTGCATGCCGTCTTTACGTGCCTTTCGGTACCTGAAATATGTGTCGACTTCTTCTCCAAGCTCATCGCGTACTCTACCGCGGTAGCGCTTGAACGCTTCATCGACAGCCTTGTACATCCCCAGGAGAGCAGCATTTCGTCTACTTAGAATGCGGTTTGACCCTACTAGCATACCAATCCCAGCAGTCATCAAGATTACACTGGGAGCATACAGTCGAGCAAGTCCAAACCCGTATTCCAGTCCAAGCACCACCTTTGCTTTTTTTACTTCTGATGGGGCATTCTCGGGATCATCTGGGGCGTTTTCTGCTATAAGCTCAACAGCCTTCATCATAGATTTTGCTTCTTTAACCAGGTCGGGCGCTTTCAATGTAGCACGGCAAGCCAACACCGTTCCACCTAACACACTAGCAATTCCACCAACAAGTAGAATCTCTGGCGAATGTTTGTGGAACAGCAATTTCGCTCGTGCTGTTTTCACACTTAACATTTCAGTATTCATTTTTTCTCCTAATCAAGAGGTTCTGGTTTGGGCAGTACAAGAGAATATCCAAATCGATCACGTTTTACGTAAGCCGAGGATAGATTGTACCAACCCCATTTGTGGTCAGTGAACTCTGGTGCCATTCCTACCGCGCCATATAAGTCCGCGACCGAACAAGTGTCATACATTTCAATAGCTTCTACAAGAACAGTTAAGACCTCTTCAGCTTCTGCTTTAGAATCTATCACGATATCATCAAACTGATGGCGATTTCTCGGAGCTCTTTTGGAGGGGCGCCGAGACCGATCACGATCGCGCCCATACATACTATTATAAGATACGTATGATCGATCACGATCTCGACTTATTCCCCTCCGCCTCCTATATGGGGTCGACCCCGATTCGCCATATAGAATCATCTCGATTCCGTTTGTTATGATTTCACTTACTGTGCTCTTTGCTGTGGGCACAATTACATCCCACAGAATATAAGAGCCTATGTCTTGCATGTGTTCTCCGAATAAGCGGGCAAGTAAAGGTTTCTGCTTCTCTACCACTACCGCGTTTGTTACCTTTTTAATCTTTTCCGGTTCCTCTTTTTTTGGCGTGATAGAGTTACTCGGATAATCTTCTTTCTTAATTTCTGCCATTCATAGGCCTCCTCTATTATCTCCTTTCAAGAGACAATTAAAGTCCCGTTTGGATGAAATCCTTGAACGGGCTGAATATCCTTTACATAGATTGTGCCTCGATCGTTTCGAAGTATCCACACACGATCCCAGGCTCCGAGAATAGCTTCCCAGCCGTTAGGATATAGTGGATAAATCCAGATCTCTGTGGCTATGGGAATATCGCGCGCTTTGAACCATTTGCGTACATCCGCTTGAGGACGCCGATACTGCATTTGGTTAGCTAACGCGTTCTTACGAACATCTCGGATCTTTCGCATATCACTCCTCGGGATTTTCTTCTAAATATGCCTCAGCAATATCCGTTAAAGCTTTCCGTGGTGTAGGACGCGGATCATAGTGAATATGCTCATTCTTTTCTCCACAAAAGGCGCAAAACCAGCCACGACCTTTAACAAACTCGTGATCTCGTCTTTCCATACACCACTTACACCACGCCCATACTGGCTCAGTCTTCTGAGACATCGTCACTGTCCATGGCATCTGCCATATCGCCGTAGTGATTATCATCGGCGTCCTGAAGTATCTGTTCTGCAGCATCGTGTCCTGGATCGTCATTCTTCATCATCCTCTCCTTTAAATAACTCGACTATTAAGATGGCAATCATTGCCATAAAACCAACATTAGCTGAGATCTGACCTTGTAATAGCAGTTCAGCGCGTATGAAAATATAACCAAGCCCAAGACCTATTAGAGCTATTAGTATAAGCAAACCTTGAAGTCTTTTCATTAGTTTCCTCCTTCGCAAGGAAATGGGTTCATTGTCGGGGCTGGTGTTGGCAATGGACACAGTCCACTTTTAACACATTCGAACAAGTCGAAGTTTTGTCGGTCTGTCACAACAATTGGTAAATATATCTCAAACTCCGGTTCTGGCATTGGTATACCTGCAGGCGTCGGAGTAGGAGTTGGATTCGGCGCGCACACCTTCATCGTTGGGGCAGGCGTTGGAGTCGAAGGCAATTCAACAGCATCAGCAACGCCCACCCAGCCAACACAAAATATACATACTATAAACAGGACTAGCAGTATCACTGCAAATCCAGTTTTCATTTCAAGCTTCATGTCAAACTCCTTTCAAGAGTTATAAAAAGAAAATATCAAGCGATTGCTCGCCTGATACTTTCAGTTCAATTTTCAATGAGATTTACCTCTATATCGTCGTTCCACAGGTTGTCATCAATAGCGTTGTGTACAACAGATGCAGCAGCACCCGCTACCAGGGCAATTCCGACGACTACGCCAAGCAGTTTTGCGGTCTGAATAGCTTTCTCTTTACGAGTCCACTCTTCATCCCACTCTCCTAAACTTGGAGCAATCTTCATGATGCCGCGGTTAAGCGCGGTACTTACTCCAATTGTCGTTACAACATCGGCTGTTCCTAACAATATGGTTTTTCCAACAAATTTCGGGGTCATTTTGTTTCTCCTTAAATGTGAATTTTGGTTTCATTATAGGCCATGTATTTGCTGCGAGTTTTGCCCTAAAATAACATAATGAACCTCTTTTTGGGGCTGATACACAGCAATTATTGTAATGGCTACGATAACCACAACCGCAGATAGGGGAATTTCAATGTCTCCCAGTTGTTTTAGCCTTTCAAACATCTTTACTCCTTTCAAGATATGAGGGCACCACCGCGGACCATTTAAGCGCTGTGGCACCCTCAATCCCAGACTACCACATTTGTTCTAATATATTGGGCTACCTCCTTTATAAGATTATTCTTCTTCTACGGCTTCAGTTTCGAAATCGTATTCTTCGCCTTCGGCGAGCAAAGCCATTGCTGCCAGGACCAACGCACCACCAACCAGAGCGCCAACAAATGCGCCAGCGGCTTTCAAGGGCAAGTGGTTCTTTTCGGCATCGAAAACCTTGATTTTTTCTAACATCGCTTACTCCTTTCAAATATAGTTTATAAGAATCTCGGTTCTATTGAATAGCCAAGAACAATACAGGGTTCACCATCAGCGGCAATCTTTGCACTGAATTTGATGTCCAACTTGCCTTTCTGAACATCCCACCCAGTATTGCGGCCCATCTCGGTGCCTTCAAGTCCTAGCATATCATAGAGCTCGTTAAGAGGAACGAACATGTCATTGAATAGCAACTCATTAAAATCGTTCTGAACTCGCCGTACAGTCTCTACATCAGAGCGGAAATATCGTCCTGACAATGCGTCAAAGAACAGATAGTCACCTTTGTTTGTGATGATTATGTCATGTACTGGGTTCTCGTCAAGTTTATCCTGAGCAATCTCGTCTCGCACCTTGGCTTCTTTTTTCTCGCCAAACAACTCAATAACTTTGTCTTGGTATTCTTTGAGTGCGGAGTCTGCTACAGAATATAAACTCATCAGAGCGGCATTTCGTTTAGAACTTATATGGTTGGATCCAATGATAGCAGCAATTGTGATGATTCCAGAAGCAACAGTTGGAATATAAAGCTTCCAAGTCGCTTCTAGCTTCTCTCTATTGGTAAACGTTCGTTGCCAAATATACTCTTCATCATCAATTACTTGGACTGCCAATATCGTTCCTTTTATCGCAAGTGCTGTTGTAGATATAACACCTGTTACACCAATTCCAGTTAGAATTGTAGGGGAATTTTTGTTTACCGATTCTCCAGCGGTCCTTACAATTTTTTTAATGTTCATCGTCCTCCTCGTATTCGATTGGGTATTCATCGGGGTGCAAATACACATCTGTAATTCGCACAATAATGAGCAAATATATAGCAACGCCCATTAAACCTGCGCCCACACAATATATCAATCCTACTAGTATTACTAGCTCCTTTATTGCCTCCCACAGACCCATGCATAAACCTCCTTTCAAGAATGTTTTCCCAAAATTTAGAGAAACAAAGCGTTCGTCAACTTCCTATGGCTGATTGGTAATCTACCACATTTACTCAAGCTCATTGAATCTGGCTTGACACCGTCAAAGGCTTTGTGCACTTTTGCTAATAGCTTTGTTTCTCTAAAATTTACCCCCAGGAATTTTTTGGGTTAAAAAATATAAAAGGCTTTCGATTGAGTTCAATCGAAATTACATAGCCTTCTATTATAGAGTGTGTAATTCTCGCGAGTTTGTAAAAAGAAAGAGTGTGTTTTAAGCACTCTCTCTTTCTAAAGTTGTTCACTTGGGTCTTATGAATGTCATCGCTTTCGAAGCGACCACATTAAATTGCTCATGTCGCAGAATCAATACAATTCCTAAGAGATTTACTCCAGCAGCAATCAGCACCTCGGGATCTATATTAGACGCGGCCTTCTTAGACCTAGCCTCACATAGAATCCTTAAGTTCTGAACTGCGTTTGTATACGTCTCAGAATCTGGATCTTGTCCGCTTAAGAACAATATAACGCGATCAACTTCGTCGTTCAGGTTCTTAGGTTCCATGGCAAACTCCTTTCATTATAGACTGTGTTTATAATGCGAGTTTACTTTGCCTGATCGTATTTCGCTTTACTGACACCGAGAACCAAACCCATAAAGGCGGTTACAGCGGCAACAGTAGCTGCGACTTGTTCTCCAAGTGGAAGGCGCCAAAGCGTTGCAAGGGTGAAATATAACGCGCCAGAAGCAGGCAGAAACGCTAAAGTAATCCATTTAAGCAGATTATATGAAAATGCATTCAGCCCAAACGGAGCACCAGGAATCTGTACATAATCGGTATCGTCTTTTAAAACGTCAATCATAACTGCTTGCCACTGTGCATTACTTACAGCCAACAGAGCTGAGAGCCACACATTGACGGCAACGATCGAACCAACTATCTCCTTCTGATAGGGTAATCCCCAAATACCAGACACTGCGAAATATAACGTTGCAGCACCAGGGAGGATGTACTGCGCAACCCACTTACCATAGTCGTACCATTTGTTACTTAACATTTTTTTCTCCTTCCAATTTATAAGTTTTATCTGGGGGCTCAAGAGGAAGTGTGTTTACCTCCGCCATGAGTCTTTCCACGGAACCATTGCCCCCTAACTCTTTGTAGGGGACATATAGAAACACGAATAAGTTCTCGTGTTCTTCTTGCGTGATGCATCCTCGTCGAATATAACGAAGACTCATCGTCACGATCCGATCGTGAGCAAGGCCAATAAGCAACTTCTTAGTTAAGCTTTGATCGTACCTTTTTCGGTTGATAAAAGCCCAGAAGCCAGATGACGCCAATATAGCCGTGAGCGCTGTTATGACGATCTGAAATATAACTATCGTCTCGTGTGTAGGCTCCATGACTATGTCGGCCCTATTGCGATCCAATGAACCGTTGCTGTTACACCACTATCAAAGTGAGTAAACCGAAACATCTCAGCAAAGCTATATGATATATGGTAACTAATCTGAGAATCTGTAACTTCACTATCTTCAGCCACAACCATAAGCCATGGTGTTTGACTAAATGCTGGACTATAATAGTTATCGACTTGACCAAATTGGGCGCACTCAAAAACCCCAAACTGCATCATAACGCCACCAAGATTGTATCCGCTAGTACCTGGAGAATTCCAGTTAGTAGAACTCCCACCAAGTCTACGAGGAGCTTCCATAATTCCACTCGCTATCATAGCAGGATATATAGCATTATCTGCAATCTTTTCGTGAGTTACTGCATCATTATTAATCTTTGATGTTATAACAGCGTTTGATGCGATTTGACTAGATCCAACTGCATAGGTACCAATTTTAGATTGTGTAACTGCTCCATTAGCGATTTTAGATTCAGATATAGCACTAGAAGCTAATTGCGTTCCTGTGATAGTACCATTTGCAATTTTAGCGGCGGTAACAGCTAAGTTTTCTATACCCGCTGTTGGAATTTGTGGATGTGATCCAGAGTGATCATGTGCAGCCAATGAAACCATATCATCTGCATATGGAGGAGCACCAGAAGCAACACCAGCAAGATCCCAGATTTGATTCTGAAGATTTGTTTCTGCTTCTGTTGATAGTTGATCGATTATGTCTTGAAACCAATCGTCCCATTCAGCTTCCCATTGTGCCACAATCTCATTAGTTGTAACATAGTCAATGATACCTGCAACAAAAGGCGTCTCCGTTGTTCCGACCTTATTCGTAATATTAGCTTGCGAAACCGACGTAACGGCTGCGCCGACGTAAACGTGCGCAAGAGGATATTGATGTATACTCGCAGTGTTAGTCAAAGTTGGTGCAACGGGCGAACTTGCAGGGGTTCCCGTAAGAACGTTTATTGAGTTCGCTCTTGTGCCAGAGTCTTCGTTAACCTCTAAATATACAACGTCGATTCGGTTTAGTAATGCGTCAGCCGTTGCAAGAGTCTTAGATATAGTCGCATCGCTAAGAGTCCAAGTATGGTTAAACCACGCTCGACCCGTTCCAACGATTACGTCCATACTAACTGGCGAGTCTTCGACAACCATAAACTTATCGCCGATACCCGCATAAACTCCATCTTCGATGATGCCGTCAAATATGCTGCCAAACTGTTTAGCATTATAGACTCTATCAGAAGAACTGGAGTCGTAAAATCCATATGTAAGTGTCATTAGTTTCTCCTATTCAACAGTTTCAAACGTGGGATAGATTGAGGTGCTAGCTTCGTCTTGAGAATATGTCATCTCTACTACACGAGAATCAGTTTCATGGCCATAGTCATCTGCTATTTGTAGAATATCGCCCATACCAAACTCGTCTCCATAGTTGTACATAGTAGGATCGATTTCGCCATCGAACGCCTTCAAATATACATTCTTTGCAAGCTCCTCTTCTCCACGTCCTTCTAACTGTGCTACGTACTCTGCTTCCGATAATTCACCATCGGGGGTATTTCTCGAAACATTCGCTTCAAAATATAACTCCCTTCTTGCCAGATCTGTTAACAGTGATCCGCCAGCAGCAAAGACAGTTGAAGTTGTTCTTATGCTTCCTACTCCCTGAGAACCAGCAACCAAACACACAGTTCTTTCTGGTCGAGAGCTTTCTATGTAATCGGCATTTATTAGATTATCAAGATTAGAAGTAAAAGCAACGTATTCGTTTACGCTTTGAGAATAGGATCTATCAACACCAGAATATAGCATGAAGTCCCATTCGTCATTTACAAGATCTCGATAAAGTCTAAATCCTATACCCTTTGCTTTACATAGCTTAGATATAACCTCATAAACGGATTCCCCGTTAAACTGTGTATCAACAGTCAATGACGTTATAGCAGTATCTACAGACGTATTAAACACGAAATCACTAATAGTCCTTAAAGAATCTGTAGGACTAATAAGATTATCATCTAATAGTCGTTCGACTTCAGTTTGTAAGTTTCCGCTCATTGCTATAGCGTTCCAAACAATTCTAAAGTCTAGTATAGCTTCTATAGAACGTCCACTGATAAGTAATTTGTCACCATCTTCTATGTCAGAATGAATATTGAAATCTTCCAACATCATATGATGCGGCGATTCAGCCAAAGCTAAATATTTTGTAGTGGACAGCATAGATAATAGCTCAGCTGTTGGAGCTGTTGTAATTTCAAAGTCTCCAGCTTCCCAATATCTATCGGTCCATATGAGGGATCTAAACGAGTCTAAGATATACTGTTCTTTAAAATTTTGATCTAACAGAATTATCTCCATAGTCTAAATCCCTTCATATGCTATGTCATTATGAAATGCAAATTCCAAATTAGTAATTCCGACAGTTGCCGTATAGGCAAATACATTATCCCCTTTTTCTAATTGGAACCAAGTTGGAGATGAACCCAAACAACTTAAAATATTATAAGTACTTGCACCTCGTTCAAGGATTGCAAACTTATTACCTTTTACAGTTGAAATGTAAATATCATCACCGCTTGAGATGTCAGCGCCTGTTACGGCAGCCAGTTTTGTACTATCGATTTCTAGTTGATCTAGTGTCACAGTTTCTGTTATAGTTACGCCACTTGCCGCGCCAGTAGCATGAATATGAATTAACACGCCAATGGCTGGACCACCCTCATAGACTATCGTCTTAGTTGTTTCCAAATTCAACTCACTAAACTCCAATAATGGAGATACTAACGATTCGTTAGAAAATGGAAACTCAAACAACGGAGTCGTAGAGCCAAAGTACGTTGATTGACCTAGATAGTTGTACAAATATGAATCCGGAAAGATAAGAGAGATAGAACAACCTTCTTCACTACTAAATATGTCTGGTTCATTTGATTCAACATATGCCGTTCCTTTAGAAATTCTATTCTCTGTTTCTATCTGTAATTCTATGTTTCTTTTTAGAGGAAAATACTTGTAGGATTTCTGTCTAAGCGTTTCAACGTCTTGTCCTGGGTAGAATCGCAAGAGCAAAAGTACATTTCTTGGTGTAGCTCTAGCTGAATTGTAGATAGATCCGTCAACACCTGCTCGTTCCGTAAGCGCAATTTCTGCTTTTGCAGGACCAAGACCTTCAGCACCAAGAACTATGAACCCCGATTGCTCGGGGCTCTTTAGTTCTATAGTTAGCGATTCGCCTAAGTGGTTCGTGACTGTAAGTGATTTGATCATGAGTTTAACAGTCCTTTCACACCACGTAATTGATTTCGCGTCTGTCTGTAAATCTCAATTCTAGACAGCGCTTTTGGTGAGTAGTTGTTTTGAGTCATTTGGATAGTAGTAGCACCAACAGGATTACCCTCAGAGTCTATTATCGAAACTGGAACCTGACTTGCTGATGCTGCCACAGTAGCTAATGTCATAGATTTGTCTCCAAATATGTCGTCGATCATCATTCCGCCTTGAAGTACATCTGACATATCAACAATCGGACGAATTGTTGGATTCATCTCCATGTTAGCATCAACGCCATCTGTTATAGCGCTAATAGCTTTTGACATTGCTTTAACTGTTTTGTCGGCAACCTTCTTAACTTCTCTTGGAACTTGTTCTCCATTGGCCTTAAGCCCTTTTACAAGACCCGAAACCATAGCAGCGCCAATAAGAATAAACTTCTTTGCTGGCGATTCCATGCCGATCGCTTTCTTTGCGGCCGTCCAAGCATCAAGTACAAGATTTACTAACGTACTAACAATTTTACCAGCTCCAGCAACAAGACCTCTAACCATACCGTCTATAATAGCCGAAGCCAATTCGCCAATCTTTGTTAGTAGTTTCTCCATGTTGTCGTCGACACTCTCAATCATCGCGTCCAAGAATGAAAGTATCAAATTCCAACCAGACTCTACGATATCAGGCAATTTTCTAGCAATGGCGTCTATAAACTCAGTAACTATGTCTACAGCAACTTCTACTACATCGCCAATATTGTCACGAATACCCTTTAAGAATCCTATGAGGATATCGAAACCTGCCTGAATAAACTCTGGAAGTCTTTCGGCAATCGTTTGCAGAAGGCTTACCAGTAAGTCAACAACGACTTCTATAAAGTCTGGAACATGATCACTTATCAACTGGATAAGTGCCGTAAGAAGGGCGTCAAGAGCTTTATATAGCTTTGGCGTTGTTTGAATAATGATGTCTAAAACCGCCATCAATAATCCAAGTATAGCTTCAGCTACAACCGGAGTAGCCCGTATAATTCCTTCTGCAAATACGATAAGTGTATCGATTAGCACGTTAATTACTACGGGTATAAGCCCTAATATGGTCGTAACCATACCGACAATAGCTAGTGCTGCAGCCATACCGCTAGCAGCAAGTAAGGATAAACCGGTCGCAAACAGTAATAAACCCGCGCCTATTAATGCTGCGCCAGCACCGATAAGGAACATGGACGCGCCCAAACCAAGTAATGTTGGCACCAGAGGTGTAAGTAATAACCCAGCAAGACCAAGAACGACGAATACGCCGACCAAGGCGAGTAGGGCTATACCAATCTCTGCTAGACCCATGTTACCAAGTGTTTGCATAACGCCAGCTAATACCCAAAGGGCACCAGCAGCTACTAGGAGTGCCGCACTACCAGCCAGAGTTCCAGACATGGCATAAAGAGCAACTGTGATTACTAGCAAGGCACCAGCCAATGCCAGGAGACCTTTGCCCAATTCAATCCAGTCCATCTGTCCCATCTGTTCGAGCGTCTTTCCTAATATAGCTATAGCACCAGCTACAGCCACAAGCGCTATACTTTGCAAGAGCATGTTTGAAGGCAACGCCCGTACAGCTGCGGCGATGATCAGTAATGCTCCACCAATTCCTGCTAATCCCTTACCAATCTCTTCCCAAGACAATTGACCAAGTCTTTTCATAACATCTACCAGAATATACATGGCAGCTGCTATTATTGTCACAGAAATTGCGGTAGAGATCATTCGTTTTGGATCACCAACAAGTCGAGTAAACGCAGCTATCTCTGCAAATATAACACCCATGGTAAGTAGACCTTGCTGAAGTACAGCGACGTCCATTTCACCAAACTTTTGCACGGATTTGGCCATAAGCATTATTGCGGCGGCCATACCAATCATGGCTATACCAGCTTTAACACTTGCGCCACCCTCACCGACTAAGCGCATAAATATAGCTATTTCAGCTAACAATGCACCAACGGCAAGCAATCCTCGAGTCAATTGGTCTTGATCAACTGCACCTAATGACTTTACAGACTGCGCTAATAGTAGTATAGCCATAGAATATACGCCGAGCGCAATAGCACCCTTTATCACGTTACCCGTGGATGTACCACTCATCAACTTGCTAAATATGATCATAGTTCCTGTCAGGGCGTAGATAGCACTCAAGCCTCTTTGCATTGCTTTTGCATCTATGGCGGCTAATCGTCCTAACGCCACAGAAAGAAGTAATAACGCAGATGCTAAAGCTACCAACCCAAAGGATTGTAATATACCTCCTCCGCCAAGCTTACCAAATGCGGCCATAGCAGCAATAAGATCTACGAATAGAGCAGTTACAATACCTAAAGCCACAGTAAGTTTTGCAGAGTCTATCAAAGACAAAGCGACTAAAGCAGCGGCTAAAATTCCAACTGCTATAGCAATCATTAGCAAGGTCTTTGCTTTGAGACTTTGTTGATAGGCTTCGAGAGATCCTCGAACACCATCTAAAATATCAGTTACACCTTCGAACATTCCACCAGCTTCATCTAACAATCCGCCACCAGAACTTACAAAGTTGCGAATTGCTAAGAGTAAAGCACCAATTAAACCGGTGTTGATAACATCAAACACCTTTACAAAGTCGATGCTTTTCATTCCTTCATAGATAGAGTCTGCTATGTTACCAACAAATTCACCAACAAAGCTAGCAAATCTAAATATGTACGGTAATACAGCGGCAATTGCTTTTAACATTAAACCTAAAATGCCAACTGTTCCCTTTGCTAAAGCAGTGAAGGGTTCGAATCGTACTTCAACCTTATCAAAGAATTCACTAACTGGGGAGAAATCAACGTCGGCAAATATGTCATTAAACCACTCTCTAACCTCTAGAATCTTCTCCTTTACAAATTCTAGCGCATAATACACTCTCACTCCGAACTCTTGCACTCTGTCTATGAGAGAATATAACCCAGTCGAAACAGATTCTGCAATGTTTCCAGTATTACGGAATTCAGTTATACGGTCTGCAAGTCCGTCTAGAAAATCTAATACTCCACCACCATCAACACTTATGCCACCAGCAAATTGTAGAAGTGGTCCGAGCAAACCTTCTAGTACATCCTTACCAATACCAAGTATAGAGAATAGACCTTGAAATATGTTTTGTACCTTATCCGCCGTCTCTTCGCTTAGAATTAAACGAGCAGTAAAAGCCTCTATAGCTTTAGTAATTTGAGCTAGTTTTCCCCCAAGATCCCCCGGAGGAAAAACTGATCTCCAAGCATCACCCACTATTTGCATGGCACCAGTTAAAGCTTCGAAGGAATTTCTAATTGTTTGTATGGCAGCATCTCTACCGCCTTGATCTCTCCAACTTTGAACAACCGCGTTTCTTGCATCGGAACTAGATTGGATTATTGCGCCAAGATAATCACTAATTTCTGTGAATAACGCTTTGGCTTCTTCAAAATCACCTATAATGAGTTGCCAGGTTTGAGTCCATCCAGAACCTAAAGCCTCTTGCAGCGTGTCTTTAAGTTGGGTAAACGTCTTTACTTTCGTTGCTGCGTCATTAGCGGTTTGGCCAAGTTTGAGGATTGCTTCAATTTGATCTTCCGTGTAACCCATAGCCTCAAGTTGTTGTTCGTTAAGATCACCAGTAAATTTCTGTAGCGTGTCCAAAAGAACTTCGCTTGTAAGCCATCCACTTGCAAGGGTTTCTCTGAAAGAACCTTCTTGTTCGATCATGTCGTCAATAGCAATTCCATGAATTCTTGCGGTCTCTTTTAGAGCATCTTGAAATACTTGACCACCCATGCCCGCATTAACCACCGAGTTCCAGTCCATAAGCTTTACTGTACCGGAAGATAGGGCCTGCGATAATTGATACATTGCTGTAGCAGCTTGCTGTGAGTTTGAACCTGAAACAGCTGCTAAGTTAGCAATACCTTTAATGGCAGCAACTGATGTTTCTAGGTCTACACCCGCGGCGGTAAATGTACCTATGTTACGCGTCATCTCGGTGAAATTATAAATAGTCTTATCGGCGTAGGTATTTAACTCGTTAAGAGCCTCTTTTACATCGTCAAGAGTTGTACCCTTGGATTCTGTGTTAGCCAATACGGTTTGAATCGCGTTCATTTGAGTTTCATACTCATCGAAACCCTGTTTCATAGGCTCTAAAAAGCCACTAATCATCTTTTTACCGTATTGTATTGCGGCATTTGTAAGATTCATTATAACTGTCATGCCGACAATGCCCAAAGCAGAGAATCTTCCTTTTACTTTATCCACTCCCTCTGCTATGTGACTAACATCTACATTCTTTCCAGCCGCGTCTAGATTACTAAGATTCTTAGCTCCTTCTGAAAGGTCAAGGCTTTTCTTTAGTTGGTCTAGAGACTCAGTACTTTGCTTTACTCCTTTTTCGAACTGTTGGTTGTTGAAGCCCATCTCAACAACACGATTGTCAACAGTAGAGCTCATATACGAGATACCTCCTTCCAGATTTCTTCTGCTATTTCATCAAATATAGGTCGCATGGCGGGATTAACATAATCATACGGAGGCACATACCCGCCAGTACCCGTACCATGTCCATACTGTATAAGAATGGCTATGTTTGAAGATCCACGTCTATTTGAGTTACTCCAAGTTATGTCATAACCCCATGCAGTTTTACTTATGTTGTAATCCCATGATCTAGCAGTTAAACCCGTATTATAGGGAGTCGCATTAGCTAAAGCTTGGACTCCTTTTTGTCCGTAACGGTTTAGAATAGCCATAACTTGAAGATCTTTTGCTTTAGAAAGAAATCTCTCTGTGTTTTTAAAACTTCCTTTGTGGCTAAAAGTTATCATTATACTACCCTCGCGTATTAAGTTGTTGCCTTCTTTGGGCGTTGAGGGCTCTATTACGTCTTAGAATTTCACCCTTTGACATCTTTTTGGGTTGATTCTTTATGTTGCACACATTGATTAAAGTTAATAATCGATTTAGATGCCACTTCTGGCATTCCATCGGAATTTGCAAAGCAATCATCCAATAATAGATAATTTCTGCTGTGATTACTTCACGATTAATTTTTTGTTTTTGCTCACTTTCTGTAAAAGTAGTTGCCGTCATGGGGTTTTCTATGTACGCACTTATCATGGCAACTGTTTCTGAGCCTAATGCCTTATAAAGTATATCTGGCACATTCTGAGTTATCGTCATGCACTTAATGTAATTTAATGTTTCGGCTCTTGTTTTCTCTTCTCTAGTCAAGAATGGCTTGTGGTATAAGCTTTCCCACTTAGACAAGGAGACTAGAGAATGTTCTAAAATAAGTTCCCGGCCTTTTATATCAACAAACTCTTGCGTAACATCGTTAAACCATTCTTTATCAGGAACCGTAATAGTCAACATTCCTAGTCTCCTTCCATTTTGACGGTTTTCAATCAGCTTCTGGAACGATACCATTGAAGAAAGCTGCTGCTGCATCAGCATCTGTAGCTAATTCCATAAATAGTACTTCAAAAGCTCCAGTCTCAGAAAACTCCTTGCTGAGTTCCTCACTTTTAATGAAACGTCTACCATCTGGGGACTTTTCACCATAGGCTTTGAGGATTACCTCTTTGAAGATCTTGATTAGTTCTGGCTCACTCTGAGCCTCAACTACTTTTTCAACCCAAGCCACCCAACCACCAGAGACAGACATCTCCATCTCTGCTACCTCTACCTTGCTAAGGTTGAAGTAAAAGGTCTCTTCTCGTTCGGTGTCGTTGAAATCGGTATACTTAATTACTTTCTTTAACATTGGAACTCCTTTCAAAATTTTATTGACGACCCCCCAGATCGGCTCCAGGGGGTCGTCGAGGAGGAGTGAACGCCTAGTAGGTGTTAGGGCGTCATCGCCGTGATGACGGCGTCGGGCAAAGGAAGGTTGGGATCCGTGGCAACGTCGCCAAAGAGATCCAGTTCCAGAGCCGCCAGAGCAGTCGGGTCGGCGGTGCGGCTATCAATAATAATCTGAGCCGTCGGTGAGAATCCGGTTACAGTGGGAGGAGTTGTTGAAACTTCCCAGCTGAAAGTGATTGCTTCTGGTGAGTCATTGACTGACTGGTAGTTCTTTTCAGAAGGCGAAGCCAAGCAACCATAAATCAGGTGAAGTTTATACGCCAAATCGCCGTCAACGTCATTACCGACTTTCGTACGGAAGACGAGACCGAAAACTTGTCGAGACTGCTGACCAAGAAACACGCCAGGAGTTAAGGTATCATCTACCTCAACTGAACCGTCGCAAGCGGCGAATTCGTCTGGATACGTGTATGCCTCGATTGTGCAGCCAAACTCTTCAGCTGAAACCAGGGTTAGGTACTTAATATTATCTGCATACAGAGCAGTTGGCTCTGCGCCGGAAGGACTTTCGGTAACGCTTACAAGACCGTTCCAAGCAACACCCAAAGGGTAATCGCCATTGCTATCGATAGGATACAGAACACCCTTATCGATGCCGGTTTCGAAGAAACGTTCACCAGAGCCATCCCATGTTAATGCTACCATGATTGATCTCCTTTAAAAGTAGATTGTAAATACGTAATGGTTTAGATTGTCTGCCGTATAGAATCGATCGAACGATACTTGTGGCAACTTTGCAATCTCATCGGGTATAGAAGACTCAGGATCTTGATCGATGACCGTGAGTTTATACCCTTTTTGTAAGTTATAAGGAACATTGTTGGCAAAGTCTGTGTCGATGTCATCAAGTTGGTAGACAATACAAGGATACGTCATACTAACAGAGGGAGGAGGCTGGAAGTATGCATTTGGCACAATTCCAGTGAGCAATGTGTGTAGTTCTAATCTACTAGCCATTATACTCCCCCTTTACTGTTAGTATCATACGCGGCCTTTTGATTTCAACACTACTAACCTTCCAGGAAACATCCATCCATCGAATGAATCGAATACGAGAATAGTTTGCATAAGCATAAGCGTCTGAAACTATACTAAATCGGTTATTAATTGTGAAATCATCATTGAGATGTTCGCTATCCTGCCATGCCTGGGTGTTGCGGAGAATATCACCCTTGTAAGGTCTCTCCACAACATCCTCGGCATGAACACCTGGCGAAGTTTCAACGTAATCGATAAAACCTACCGTTCCTGAAAACTTTGCCATGTTGAGCTCCCTATCTAAAATTAGGAAGTGAGCTGTTCGAGAACCACTGCGCTCTTGGGGACCGTCAGGGCACCGGAGATGCGGGTTTCGATCAGGTACTTCTGCTGGTTGTAGTCAATGTCGAAGTCGTCAAACATGTTGATTTCTCCGCCCTTGTCTGCACCAACGGTGTAGTCCTGCAGGTTAACGATGATTGCGCGCAGAGCGTACTCAGTCGCAACAGGAGTGTGGACCAACCCTTCCATTACAGGAACTTCGACGATATTAGCAACGCGCAGTTCTGCGGCCAACTCGGCAAGAGTCTTGTACATGCGATACCCTTGGGTGTCGCGCAGGAGCAACATAGCAGTTACCAAGCTGGGTGCCATGAAGCAGGTTGGCTGACCGGAACCACGATACTCAACGCGAGCACCGATGATATCATCGATCAGATCTTCGGTTGTGTCAGCAAATGCCGCCACTTCCTGGTGAATATAAACTGAGGTATCGTCCGTCCAAATTGGGCGCACTTCAGTTTCACTGATTTTGTCAGTGGCAACGCCAGAACGTCCGTCACCAACGAGGATTGCGCGAGCAATTTCCTCATCCAGCATAACTCGCATTTCGCGCTTCAACCAGGCTACAACGTTGAAGTCGGTGATGTCGATGATGTCATCGCGATCCAGCTTCTGTTTCTTGTAAATGGTTGTTGGGGTGGTGATCCGGCGAAGTACGGGGAACACTTCCTCGACTTTCAGGTCGCCAGTCACATAACCCTTGGCGCGAGCTTCATCTGCGGTGATGTCGGCATGCAGCGATTTAATGCGGGAGAACGGAGAATGACGGGTGCCATTCATAACTGCGGAAACCCACTCCATGCGTCGAGCTATGAAAGTAGGTTCCTTGGTAACGTTCTGAGCATCGGGGAACAAGAGTTCCAGGTTGGCGCGATCACTACCAATACCATAAGTACCAGCGTGAATAAGCTCCTGAGTCTCAGCGGGCAAAGAAGCCACATGTGCTTCCCATCCCTTGCGCAAAGAACCGATCTCGCGGCCTTTCTTCATGATGGCATCGAAATCAGCGTGACTCAGAACTGGCCCGCTTTCGGTTGCGCGATTGTCAAACACATTCTTTTTCATGATTTGAATATCTCCTTTTTCAGGTGAGGTTTCTTTTTTTTCGGCGCTATGATCAATCTCGCCGGTTTCTAAAAGTTGACCAACGATGGCGTAAACAGCATTCTTCTGCTTATCGCTAAGTGACTCGAAAACGTCGCCAACGGTTTCTTCTTCGTCATCTGCGTGTTCAAGTTCCTCTTCTTCATCTTCGTCATCTTCGTGCTGCAGTTCAGCAACTTCCAGTTCGAGACCGGTGTATATCACAGCTTCGTCTTCTGACTCAATGACCTCACCGTCGGCGTGTTGTACTGCAACGTAATCAATTAGTGCGCCAGGATTTGCACCCGAAAGAACCAAGCTAACTTCTCGAATAACACCGTGCATAACTTGCTTGGATTTTTCAATTAATTGATTTGCATAAATCGATAAGAATGAAACGTCTTTGTGTTTGACTAATTCCTTTGCTTCAACCGCAGCGGGTGAGTCATTGAAATATGCATACGCATAAACGCCATCTTCACGATTTTCTAGAGTAGCATGACCGAGTACATTGGCAGGCTCATCGTGTAGATGTTGCCACACCAAGGGAACAGTCACACCGTCTTGATGCTTAAATGCATCGCGCATAATAACGCGTCCATCAGCGCATTTAAGATCGTTTCTGGTAGCATAACCACCAAAATCGAAATTAGGATTTGGCATTATCTGTACTCCCTTCTTCATTAGGTTTTGGTTTAGATTCCTCTTCAGTAGCTGCCTCGTTTAGGTTCTTGTTACGCAGTTCATCAGCTCTCGGATCTTTGCTGGGTTTCATACCAAGCACTTGACGGAACTCATTACTGGAAACAATCTCATTTCGAGTGAACTTGTCAGCCATTTCAGCTAACAGCGAAGCAGGTACGAGTCTGAACGGATCTCTCACAGCCATAATCTTCTGACCTTGAGTACGACCAGTCTTTGTGAGGAATACACGTGACATAGCATCCGTGATAGCCGACAGAAATGGCTCGATAGTTCTACTCCAGTAGTTTATCATTGCCGTTTCATCCGCGGTACCATCGAAGACTTCCTTCGTCAATCCTAACTGGCTCCATAGCATACTCGTTAAGTATTCGATTTGTGCCATTAAGTTGTTCTCGGCAGGTCTGTTAAGTTGTGTAATCTTTTCAGTTGCATCAACATAAGCAATACCATACTGAGAGCCTCTTAATTGCTCTTCAATCATCTCGCGGCGGTTCTCGGCCTGCTGTATTCGCTTTTCTGTCTTGAGAACATATGGTAACTGGATAAGTAAATCTAACTTACCAGAACCACTTTGTTTATCAATGACATCTAAGAGGTTAATCTTTTCGATTAAACGTCGTAATGTCGAATTCGGTTCATTCATTACAGAATATAATGGATTCTCGACAATAGCAACCATAGTTTTAGGCAACGTAATAGGTTGATACATGCCTGTAGCTTGATTGTAAAGATCCACCTGCACGTGTTCTGGATACCATTGTAGTATCTTTGCAACTCTCATTGTGAGAATATCGTAAGAACCCGTAACTGCTGGATTAAGGGTTGTGTCTACAGGTACTATAGCGATAGACCCCTCATCACATAGTGACATTACTACGTCTTGAATAAATGCACGTCCACTTTGATCAATGTTTGCTTCGGTGGTTAAACAATTGTTTAAACCAGAGTCAATAACATCGAGGTATTTGCCATTCTCGTCAGTACGGACGTGCTGTATACCGACTGCGGCCACATCAATCCCAATTCGGTTATAGATAGAGGTAATCATTGAGCCTTCGCTGTTATAAACCATACGAAGCAGTCTATCTTGTCTATAACCATAACCGGAACCAATATCTTGAAGATCGTAGTTATCTCCAAATCTAAATATGTTCCAGGCCCGTCTAATTCTAGTAAGAATTGTATCTGGCACTACATTATACCTCCTTCCTTCTTGTTTAGATAAAGGCTACAGGCTTATAAGATTCCCAATCGAATTCTCCTTTCGTGCTACGCACAAGATCTTCAAATCGATCACGTCCCTTAAAGCTATTGCCTCTAAATATAGCAGTGTCTCCATGAATCTGAATGAATTCTGGGAAACCAACAAAGCCACTGGCATCGTACTGCACAATCATAGCGCCTTTCTGCCAATTCCTATCTTTTGTTGACCCTGGAACTCGTCCATCTAAGTGACATAAACAACCAGGACTAGCTGCCCAAATATGTCTATCTTCATACATACCAAGAACGCGTTCAGACACAATCTCCTGTCTATGAATATGACCAAAGATTTGACTTACAGTTGCGTTCTGGATTATTGCACTAGCTGTTGCGCCTGGTCTAATTCTTGCCACTGAACCATGAACGACCTTTAAGTGTTCATTTAACCACCATTCACCATCGGGATACTCTCCGACATAGTGAACGCCCATCCTTGATAGACCAAGTAGATTATCAACCTCCATCATCGAGTCTAAATATAACTGATCTGCTGGGCGGATCATGTAGGCTTGTCTCATGTTCTTAATCATGTAGTTTTCTAGGCGATCGTCATGATTTCCTATCATTGCTACTTGTTCTGCGAACGGAAAACTAGCTACAAAGTTGCCAACATACCACGCGGCCTCTATTAGGGCGGCTTGCGTCGTCATTTGGAACTCTGGTCGAAGCACAAAATGCGTTGACCATTCTGAAAGATCTAAAATATCACCAGCCCAAATAATTGAGTCTGGTTTTACTTCTAATGCTACTTGATGAACCGCATCTATCGCAGTTCTATCATGTAGGGGAACCGCGCCAGGTTTATTAACTTGCTTGAGGAATCCAAACTGTGGATCTGGTAATACCAGAGCCGTTTTCGTCTTTGTTCCTCTTGGCTTTTTAGCCTTTGTCTTTCGTATGTTAACGACAACGTTATGAATTGGTACTTTAGAAGGAATTAATTCATATCTAGATAACCAAGCTTTAGCTTGATATAACCTTTTAGTATTTATCTTACCAGAACTTTTTACATGTCCCGTCATAACGCCATCAACAAACTCTATGTCTTTGTCTTCAACTTTAATTCCTATAGGCCAAGAATTTGGAAGAAATCTATCAACTTTCCAAATTGTAAGATCGACCTTAAATAGGGCTAAAAGCTCATCCAAAGACATAGGTTCGTCCCCTGGCGGAGCGATTATGGTTCTTTTGTTTTTTGAGGTCATAGGTTAGGCCTCGCCTACTGGAATAGTGATAGTTTTTTCTAAAACTCTACCGTCGCTAAGTGTGACATTACATAATAAATCATAGCTTTGACCCGCAATACCACCAGATAACCAAATAGTACAAACAGTACCAACCGCATAGTTTATGCCAGCAATTGTTACGGCGTCTTGATCAGAGCTCTCTTTAGAAATATCAGCAGGAACGGTCCAAGTTACTCCAATAATAGTAGCTCCCTGTAATTCTCCACTATCTTTTACACTTCCATCATTTAATCCAGTAGCTTTATCACACCACACTATAAAATATGGCTCAATTGCATCTGGGTCTTTAGTGGGTAAAGTTGTCATGATCCTCCTTTTGCTCTCTTATCTCTAAATATAACACCAAACCGTTTATCTCTAAATCTTACCCCAAAAGCATTAGCTCCTGGTGCATTTTCAATCACAAACGTCGATGACGGTTCAGCTAAAATAAGCAAAGCAATTAGCAAACTGATATCATTAAATACATTGACATTAGTCGCTAAGGATATAGAATTAGATCTTGCAAGTGTGACTGCAGCGTTCAACTCGGATGCTTCTAGCGTGTTTAAACCACGTAAAGCATTAAGAAGAACACTTTCGGTATTAATTATTTGGGCTATGTCATTAATTCCTCGCTGGGAGTTAAGAATTATAGCTTCATTTCCAAATAATTCTGAACCAGAAATAAGTCCCATAGATTTTGCAAGGGTTATACCTTCTTCTGTTTGTCCTTGAGTATTTTCTAGAATATTTAAAGCGAGAAACTCGCTAAGATTAATTGAATCCCAAAGATTTCCTTGGGTTGTTGGACCAGTGCCAATAGATTGAACAAGATTTATAGAAGATCCTACATTTACCTGCGTATCTATAAGAATACCCATAAACTTTGCAAGGGTTATACCTTCTTCTGTTTGTCCTTGGGTTTCTTCTAATATGCTTAATGCATCTATGTAACTTAAATCTATTGAATCGTACAGATTACCAAGACTTCCTGTTGGAACTGTATTTATACGATTTAAACTAATTGAATCGTTGATGGCTACTTGAGAAGCCGAAAGCGCACTCATAAATTTGGCAAGGCTTATACTCTCATAAATTCCACCAGTTTCTTCAAATATAGTTATTCCTGCATCTCGTCCTAGATTAATTAAATCATATAGCACGCTAATAGCTGAAACATTTGCAAATATGCTACGACTTAAGCCAATTGACTCGCCGATGTTTACTTGCGAACTCATCAAAGCTGTAATTACCTTAGCAAGGATTATACTTTCGCTAAGATTTAATTGAGAAACTTGAGTAACGCCTGCAAATCTGGCTAGATTTACACTTTGATAGAAATTCGCCACTAATGACGAACTAAACCCCAAAGCTTTTGAAAGTGTTACAGCTTCTTCCACGGGCGCTACCCAAATTTCTTCTAAAGTTGTTAAGAAAACCGATTTTGATAAACTTATCGGCTCAATTACATTTATCTCTGATGCCGAAGATACAAATATAGATCTAGTTTGTATTATCGATTCTTGTACATTGGCTAGTTCGTTTGAACTTTGTCCTGCAAACTTTGCAATGGCGACAGTACCTGGTGCTACAGCATAAACAGAATCTGTTACGCCTTTATAAACCGCCAAAGATATAGATTCTTCTGTAGCGGTTACTGCATCTGGAATTTCAAACTCTGTCCACGCAACGTAACAATAGTTATTCGCTACACCGCTAGCGTCAACGCGAATGCGTAAATCCGTATAATCGGTAATACTATCAGCTTCTGTACCGGTTAATGTATAAGAAGATGTAGTCCAGGTCGTTGTATAAGTTATAGAAAAAGATGCAATTAATGTTGTTCCCTGATACAAATATGCTGTGCCAGTCCCATTGTTCTTATCATCTAACAATCTAACTCTTATAATATGTCCTGAACTTGATAGTGGATCTGAAAGCGTGTTGGTTAGAGCATTCTCAAACGTATCTGCCGCTGGATTTTTACTAGAGGTTATGAAATCTGCATCGCTATTATCATCTAACTTCGACCATAACGGCGTAGTAGTCCAACCCCCAGTAGATATATCAGAGATGGGATAACCGAACTGAGCCATTACTCACCTCCGTTTAGGATGCGGCGGCTGTACAAGTAACTGTCACGTTCAGAACGTCATTATCGATAAGGGCTCTGTCCTGACTAAATGCTCCACCACCATAAAGGATTCCAGTTGCTCCGCCTTTGGTATCGTCGTCAACAATAAACGCGCCGCCAAAAGTTGCAGTACCACTAATTGTGAAGACCGCTTTATTTCCGCTGTTGTCAACACTTTGACCAGACACAGCACCAAGAACTAACGTTTGACGAACTAGTTCGTCATAAGTTTGTTCTTCTGTCCAACCAGCGTGACCACCACTCATAGTATCACCCGGTGCAAATGAGGGTGTACCGTCGGTCAGACCCACATACCACGCTGCTGTATATGCTGAACCCTTTAAATGCTTATCAAGTGAATCGTCTAATCCCGCATCGACCACCAGGTTATCAAATTCTTCCACCCATAACAATTCTCCGTCTCGAAACGCTTCGATTTTGTAATGCGTCGAGAGGCCCTTTGTTCCAACAGGCACTCCTTGTTGAGCATCGACTCCTGACTCAACATTAATATGATTTGCACGATCTTGACTCTCCATGTTTAAATATCTCCTATTCGAATGAATCTTTGTTTACTTTGTAAGCGACGTATGCGTCCATCATTGCTGCTACTGGATCGATTTTCTGATCATAACGCTTCTTTAATAGCTTCCGGTTACCATTAGTATCTTCAATTGTAATAGCATTGCCCATAGCAAACGTCATAAGTTCTTGGTCGAAGAGTAACATTCGTTCTTCTGCCAAAGTTTTTAGTTCGCCAAGAGGAACACTTTCTGTTTTAGCGCCTTGAATAACCTTTTCTATTCCGAATGGACCGTTTTCAGTCTCCCAACGCTCAACAAATTCACGAGCATTGTAGGGATCGTATCCCAGACAACGTACGTCATAACCTAAATTAAGAATGAACGCATCTAAATCATCATAGACCTCCGTCATATTAAGAATAGTCCCTTCTAATACTTGAAGACTAGTCTCATCTAAGAATTGCTCGTACTTTGTTCGCATTGCTAATGGTAATTTCTTTAATGTCAAAGACGAAATGTAACACCTCGTCTTTACGCCAAAGTTTCCGTTTGGTAATGGAAACAGAAAAGTAAATGCACAGAAGTCATCTCCCTGAGATAGGTCTGCACCCATAGCACAAGGTAACTCCCAAAAGTCTCTCTTGCGATGGGGGAGTGTTTCTTCATATGTAAAGAAGTAAGTATAGCCTTCCATCGGAATTCCGAACCTCTTTGCGAGGATGTCATTCCGAGCGGCTGGTACTTTTTCGGCTCTTTCAACATCGCGTTGATAAGTTTCATAGGTAACAGTCTTCCCTAAATTCGGATTAGCTTTAATCCATAGTCTGGGATCATTAACTTCTTCTACTTCGTCTAATCTGTAATACCAAATGGAAACGTGTGGATTAACGTACTCCCCCTTAAGGATGTCAAGTAATTCCATTTTGATTGTATCGCCACTACTGTTTCGGATTGTTCCTTCAGAGCTCATAGCTATAATCAAATAGTCATCTAACTTTGAAGCTCCTTGTTCAATTGCTCCAACTACATCTTCTCTAATGTCTCCAGATAACCATTCATCAACAGTGGCAACTAGAGGCCGTAGTCCTTGGAGCTTATCAATAGACATTGGTCGTACTTCAATAATAGAACCAGTAAGGAAGTTCTCTATACCCTTCTTAGTAGAAGCTAGTTTCTGTCTTAGTGCTCTATTACCAGTAGTATTCTGAATAGAACCCTCTGTCAGAAACTTGTATAGTGGTCCCCTAGCTCTTACTATTGCTGTACGAATTGGAGACATTACTTCTTCGGCCTGCTTCATAGTCGGAGCAGTCGTAATTTGGTGTGTAGTGGCGGTGTTGACGTTCAAGAAGTAGTTTTGTATCAGCGAGCCATACATGGACTTCGCTGCCCCCCTGGCGACGATTAGGTATTGCTTGTTTACTAGGCGCCGCTTAAGCCTCTTCCGTACATACTTACCTCCACGGTTGTTGGCTGATGGGACAAACACCGATCTCTCTACAAAGTAGTACCAACCGAAGATTTGTTCCGCCCATAGCTTAAAGCTTGGTAACAAAGTTAGATCGCTACCATCAGTTAACGTTAATTCTGCTTCACAAAAGCGAATGAAACCATTAATAGCTTCGCTATCATAGTAAATTCCTGGATTTTCGATTAACTTATCGATCCTGTTCATCTCTAAAGAAATCTGTCGACATACAGGAATGTCCCCAGCAAGTACTTGTTCGCGGAATTCTCCATAATACTTAGGAACTGCTTTGTTGGAGAAGACCATATGCTAACTACCTCCTAAAATCTTCTTGGCGTAATTACTAGCAGCCTGACTAACTGCATTAGACACAACTTGTTTTGCAATGCCGCCGGCCATACCGCCAATAAGCTTTTTAGCTTTAGCTCCTGCAGAGGGATTTAAACTAGCATACTTTTTTTCTAAATCCAATCTGGCATTGACTTTTTTAAGTTCTTCGTTTGACATTTCGAATACTTTTTTCTTTTTAATCCGCGCTGCTTCTGCGGACTCGGCACTTCTGGAACGCTTTTTCCTTACTCCCCACTTCATTCCTTTAATTCCATAGTGTTCCAGCGCCGCTTGACCTTGTTCTGCTAATTCTTTATTCATATAATTACTCCGCTGGTACAAAGTCGGGATCAACTTCTATCATCAGGCGAAACCCAAGTTCGTCTAACTGTCTAGAATATGATTCTAAAAGGAATGAGGTTCCAGGAGGATCAAACTCTAGCCTAGTTTTTAGAATTACATAAGATTTTACTGCTTCGATGTTAGAAACACTGTTAAATAAATCTGTCCAAGTTGCAGTATCATCTGAAATATAGAATCCTCCATCTGGACCAATTCCTAATTGGCTTACAGCCATTAATGCAGTGTTGATTGCAACTACTAATTCTGCATCGAATTCTGTGAAATCAGGTAAGATCCCTAACGATGTACGAACTGTCTTTAAGATACTAGTTTCCATAATTTCTCCTTTAACGCCAGGGCACAGTATCTCCTGGACGTCGTACAACTAAAGGTTTTGGTAATAAACTTTCATCGCCATAGTGTATTGCCATATGGGTATTATGACTTGTACAGATCAAATATGCAGGATCAAACATCATTGGGTCTTGATGCTCGATCATCTCCATTGTAATTGGATTCATATGATGTACAACTATCTGATTAACTATGTCATAACCAGGAATACCAAGATCGCAACCGTCATCTCGTATAATAACTTGATCTCTAACACTTTGCCAAGCGGCAGAGTGATATAGAACCTGATTGAGATAACGGTCACGACCAAAGGTACTCTCTCCCACTACACCGCGCAAGCGAAGATAGTCGTATCTTCCTTTGAAAGTTTTGATTTTACGCAACTCTCTGTAAGTTCTAATCATCGATGTCACCACCTTCAGACTCTTGACCTTGATAAGAGCGCATTGCGTCGAGTGCTTCTTTGTATAACTCCTCTATTCGCTTAGTAGAAGCTAACGCTTCAGTCTTTGCTTTGAGCAGTTGGTTTTCTTGAGAGAGTTTTTCCATCTCAAGCTTCGCTCTCATAGTTCCTAGTTTAAGAAAGTGAGTGATTACCTGTGAAGATGCAGTCCCAGCAGAGAGTTGTTCGGCGGCCAAGTCGACAGCCATACCGATTAATTCGGTTTCTCTGGCTTCGACAGTTTTAGCGGGGGCACCCCGTTTCGTTGGCCTCGTACTTTTTCTCTTGGGTGCTGCCATTTAATCTCCTTTATTACAATTCGGGAAATAGTTCTGGATGAGCTTTAACGAGTCTGTCTACCTTCTCTTCGAGAGGTATAACAACAGGGTCTTTGATGTCGAATGTCTCAGTTAAAGTTAAAGCAGTTTCCCACAAAGGATTCTTAACTGCAGTGTCTGTAACCCACCAAGAAATTCCAGGTATAGGATAATCCTCTTTTGCTGTTTCAGCGAAAGCCAATATCCCTTCTGGATCTGCTTCACCACCATCTCCGTTGTAAACTCTTCCTGTTGGAATAATTGGTTTCTTCCAGAACGTTTTCCAAATCTTCATACTTCGGTGCAAATATGATACAGCAGCAGTTCCGCCTTTACCTTGCCAATACATCATTGGTAATCCAACATCCACATACTCTTGGAAAGCATTCGCAACCTTAATAGGATGCCATTGCCCCCCGCTAGGGCTTAGCGGTAATGCCCACCAGCATAAACCTTGTGCCATGTCGGGAAAAGCAGACTTCATCCCGCTAGATAAAAGTCTAGCATTCGCTACAGCGTTTGTTCTGTTATCAAAAGCACCTTCTACGTCCCAAATATAACCATCTGGTTGAAATCTAGCCACTTGACTCTTTGCGACGCTTAGTTCTCCTGAAGGATTAGCTCCGTAAACGAAGTGCCACAAATAAACTTTTAATCCAGCTGCTTTTAAAGCTTCGATAAGGGAGTTTCTAATGTTCTCTCCCCAAGTGGGCCAAGGACTCCATCTACTTACCTTTTGTACTGCTGTACCATTTGCGGCTTTTAAGTAAACGCCTTCGAAGTTGTGTTCTTTCAACCACTTTGCAAAGGCTATAGGATCACCTCCTCCAACCGCGGGGACATTGTGACTATATATTGCCTTTCCATGTATCATTTGGTTCTCCTTTCTTTTAGATAGTGAGCACTTTAGAAAAGAATCATTAGACTTTCTAAACCAATAAAGGTCTCTTGAAAGGAGAAACGAGTGGAACCCGTAATTTTTTTAGTCTAATGATTCTGTTCTAAAGTGCTCTTTACATTGTTTATTCCTTCTTTTCGGCTTCCATTTCTTCTGCTAATTGCGATCTTATTAAATCTCTTTTGGCTAAATCTAAAATGTGAAGCGCTAAATCATAGTTCATGGGCATACCCATAACGGACATATCTACCATGTCTGCTATAGGGGAATACCGAATAGTTAGAACTGGAGGTACAGCGCCAACTAATCTTTGTAATTGTTGAACCTTTTCTACTTGTTCTTTCTTATCGTCTGTGCCCAACAATTCTTCAAGCGTTTGTTTAATCGTTTCTTCCATTTCGCTCATGATAAATTATCCATCCATGCTGGTCTCCCAGTGGCCGTAGCTTGCTCAGCCTTGCCTTGAATATCGCCATTATCAAGAGCATGTTGCAACCAAGCTTCCATAGCAGTTTGCAAGCCCTTAACAAGAGCTGTCTCCTGCGGCAATGAATCTCTCCATTGTTTTGTAACTTGTGAAATATGCTCTGGCTCTGCTGAATAATCTGTGGCATTTGGCATACCGTTCAACCAAATTTCCATTACTTTGGTACTAAGTTGTTCGCCAGAAACATCATCATACTCAACAATGTTTATAAGTATTTTCTGATCTTCTGGAGCAACATTCTTTCCTGCCATAACTAAATATGATTCTACTATATGCATAGTGCTCTCCTTTCAAATTGCATAACCCCATACTCTCAAGTATGAAGTCTGCGTTCCTTCCGGGCTTATTCTAACTGCTATGTCGCCATTAGCATCGCAACCCGTCCAACCACTACATGAGTTATACCAGTTAGAACCAATAGAATATGTGGACACACATCCATAGTAAGTTGTAGATGGCCCCACAGTCATATAATTAGTAATAGCTGGATGTGTCGTAGAACTGCGAGTAATAATACGAACATATACGGCTCTAATTCCTGCGGGAACTCCAAACGTAGCGGATAGATCAACGGTAGCTGGATTAAAGACACCGGTTCTTGCTTCCCAACCAGCATTGGTTAACTCATTGCCGTACATAACTATTCCATATACACTATATGTTGTACTATTCTTATAGGGTTTTAATCCAGCAGTACTAGTATAGTTAACAGATCCACCAGACGGTGTACCCGCAGAACTTCCAGCTCGAAGTCCAGCATAAGCATAAATGTACTGTGGTGTATATGTAGCCTTTCCGCTGTCCTGATTAATACGAAGCCATGTTGTATCTGAACAACTAATTTGTCCAACCCATGTTCCACCTTCATAGACATCGTATTGCTGTGCGGCAAACTTTCCAGTACCAGCATTAGAGATACTTGAAGTTGCAGAAACTCCGCCATCAACTCGCATGTAACGTGGAGTATAAATCGGAAGGTTAGTAATGTGATTAAGTTTTAACCACGCAGCGTTATCGGTTCCAACTTCTCCGACTCTAGTTGTACCATAATAAAACGTTATGCTACCTGAATCGATAGCGCCTGCATTATAACCTACAACAATGCCGCCATGAAATGCTGCACCAGCAGAAGAGTTGAAATAGATTTTACCGTCAGGACGGTTAACTTGAATTGGTCGACCAAGATAGCCTCCAGAATCATTGTAATGATACAGACTAAATGAAGATCCAGTATTACTTCCACCTTCGGCGTCATTATCAATTGCCCAACGCCAACGTGGAGAAGATTGTCCGGTCCAAAATTCAAGAAATCCGTATTGTCCTGCTGGGCGACGAATAATAAGACTAATTTGTCCTAATAGTCCACTTCCCCAATAACTAGAGTTATTAGATGTTAATGTTCCAGTAATTGTTCTAGTACCATCTGTCAATAAATATTGCGTATGGTCATCGTCACCAAGTCCTGTTAATCCGCCATGGTCCATATCGGTAGTGCCCATAGTATCAATGAGATCTATGTATTTGTTTTCGTCGGGCTCTTTACCGTCTTCGAAATATGACTTGAGCACGGTTTTACTAACGACAGCCATAAAGACCTCCTTGAAATATGAGTTTTGGGGGCGTAGCACCTAAAAGACGACGATGATTTGGATGATTGATCGCCTTAAGAGGACTTCTACGCCCCCGGAACCTAAGCGTGTTTTAGCAAATATAACCCCCGGGGAATT